AATGGAATCTGATATATTAAGAAAAAAAGAGTTTAAAGCAAAATAAGTTTTACAAAATGGATGCAAAATGGAAAAGATATTTAACAGTATTTAAAAATGCTGATCAAATAGTAGAAGGTATTAAAAATAACATATTTAAAAAAGAACATATTGAAGCTGTTGCTACAGATAGATTTCAGATATGTATTAAGTGTTCTTTATTTGATGCTGCTGGAGATCATTGTTTAGTTCCGGGTACACAACCTTGTTGTTCAGATTGTGGATGCAGTCTTGCATTTAAGGTACGGTCATTATCTACATCTTGTCCTAAAGGATTTTGGGATTCATTAATGACTGAAGAATTAGAAGAAAAAATAAACCAACAAATTAAAAATTAACATTATGACAGTAACAGAAATAGTTAAAGATCTTTTAGAACATAATATGATTACTATGGAAGCAGCAACAGTTCTTTTACAAACTGAACTTAAAGCTAATATGTTTGATAACCAAGTTAAAAATACTAATCAAATATTACAACCTTATCATGAAATACCATGTCATACTGGTACAACAAATCCATACTATGTTTCTACAACAACCAATGATCCTATGATGAACGCAACTACTACAGGATTAACTGGAACAAATGGAACAAATGAACTTTTAAAAGTTAAGTAATGGCTATTATATTTAAAGAAGATGGACATACTTATGAAAGTATAGAAGAAGATAACATTGAATGGTTAAGTGTTACCTCACTTGTTGGTAAGTTTAAACCTAAGTTTGATAAAGAAGGACAGGCTAAAAAATCTGCAAAGAATAAAAATTCTAAGTGGTATGGTATGACTGTAGAACAAATATTACAGGCTTGGGATAATGAAACTGAAAGAGCTATTAATCTTGGTAATTTTTATCATAACCAAAGAGAATCAGACATGCTTGATTTTAAAACAATTGAGCGTGGAGGAACTGAAGTGCCAATTGTTAAACCACTTATAAATGAGAATGGTATAAAATTAGCACCAGAACAAAAGTTAAGTGATGGTGTTTATCCAGAACATTTAGTTTATTTAAAATCTGTTGGACTTTGTGGTCAGGCAGATGTTGTAGAAATTGTAGATGGTTATATTAATATCAATGATTACAAGACTAATAAAGAAATTAAAGAAAAAGGATATACTAACTGGGAAGGTATTACAAGTAAAATGTTTAAACCTGTTAATCATTTAGATGATTGCAATTTAATGCACTATTCTTTACAGCTCAGTATTTATGCGTATATTATTAAAAAGCATAACCCTTCTTTAAAGATTGGTAAACTTACAATTCAACATGTAAAGTTTAAACAGATTGGTGAAGACTCAAATGGTTATCCAATTAATGAACATTATAATGGAGAACCTATTTTAGATGAAATAAAAATGTATGAAGTACCATATTTAAAGGATGAAGTTAATTCATTAATAATGTGGTTAAAAGATAATAAATAAAATTATGTTAGTAAGACTATTTGATATTCAGAACAGTAAAGTAATACCATCAGAACATTGCTATGCATTACCTTTTTTAAATGCTATTATGGAAAATTATCCAGATACATATTTAAAAATTTACCAGTACATATTTTATATGAGTTGTCCTAATCCAGATATGAATCCTTTTTTTAATATACCAGAACATGAAAAAGAAGATGTTATTATTGAAGAAGTTCAACTAGAAGATTCACCAGAAGATCCTAAAATAAGATATGCATTGGATATGTGTTATAAGTTATATGAAACACCTACCTTCAGAGCTTATAAAGGTATTAAATCAATGCTTGATAGATTAGCTAAATACATGGAAGTAACTGCTATTGAACATGGTAGAGATGGTAACATAAACTCCATGGTAAATGCAGCATCTAAATTTGAACAAATTAGACAATCATATAAAGGAGCCTTTGTTGATATGAAACAAGAACAAGAAAGTTCTGTACGCGGTGGTGCAGGATTAGCATATGACCAAATATAATAAACCATTAAAATAAAAAAAAATGATACAACAAGTAATACCAGTAGGAAAGAAGTTATTGATTAAACAAAAAAAAGCTGAGGCATTTTTTAAAAATACAAACATTATTATACCTGATACAATGTTAAAAGTTGAAAATAAAGGTACTGTAGTTGCTGTAGGTGAAGGTGTTACAGAAATTAAAATAGGAGATATGGTTCAATATAGTGACCATTGTTTACCAACAACAATGTTACATGATGATGAAGATCATTTGTTAATACACGAAGGTGATGTGTATGCTAAGTTTAAATATGTATAAATCCATACCTACATATAAAGATAATTCTTGGATAACTACAGAATTTGAAACTAGACAAGATTTTGTAGATTATGTTTTAAGTATATTTAATGTCCCTGGTCATTATGAGTTTAATAAACTATCTTTTAAGTTTAATGAACAAGCTCAAATATTTAATGAACAGGGATTTTATTGTAATAAACCATTTAGATCTAAAGATTTTACTCAGTATTGGGAAGATCAAAAAATTAAATGTAGAGAAGGAGTTATTTATAGTGATGGAGATAAAAGTTGGTATTTAACTAGAGACTATTACATGTGGTTAAATTTCCTTCCAATCTTTGATAAAGAAGAAAAAAGATATGGCTTTGCTAAAGTACGTGATGCACAGTATCACATGGCTTTATATGAGCAACTTGCAGAACTACATTACAAACATTCAGCTATATTAAAAAAACGTCAGATAGCATCTTCATATTTTCATATGGGTAAAATTATAAATACCTATTGGTTTGAAGAAGGAAGTATCTGCAAGATTGGTGCATCACTTAAAGATTTTATAAATGATAAAGGATCATGGAAATTTTTAGATGAATATAAAACATTTTTAAATGAACATACTGCTTGGTATAGACCAAGTAATCCTGAAAAAGTTTTATTATGGCAACAACAAATTGAGGTTAGAATTGGTAATAGAAAAACAGCAAGAGGATTAAAATCAAAAATACAAGGTGGTTCATTTGAAAAGAATGCAACTACTGGAGTAGGGGGGCCATGTTCAATTTTCTTTCATGAAGAAGCTGGCATTGCTCCAAAGATGTCTGAAACATATGAGTATTTACGTCCTGCTATGTCTTCAGGTATGATTACTACAGGTATGTTTATTGCAGCAGGATCTGTTGGAGATTTAGAACAATGTAATCCTTTAAAAGAAATGATTACTAATCCAGCAGCAAATGATATATATGCTGTAGAAACCGATCTTATTGATGCAGATGGTACAATAGGTATGGCTGGTTTATTTATTCCAGAACAATGGTCAATGCCACCATACATTGATGACTATGGAAACTCTTTAGTAAAAGAAGCTGAAGTAGCAATTCATGAAGAAAGAGAGAGATGGAAAAATGAATTAAATGGTGAACAGTTTCAATTAAGAATATCTCAGAAACCTTTAAATATTGCTGAAGCTTTTGCTTATAGAAAAGCATCTGTATTTCCACAAGGCATTCTTAGTAGACAACAAAAAAGGATTGAAGAAAAAACATATCCTTATGAACTTGTTGAATTAGATAGAGATGAGAAAGGTGTCTTTGCTAAAAGGACTAATAAACTTCCAATAAGTAGATTTCCTGTTGACAAGAAACAAGTGGATAAGACAGGAAGTATTATTGTTTGGGAACGTCCTGTCAAGAGTCCTGAGTTTGGGGCTTATTACGCCTCTATTGACCCTGTATCAGAAGGTAAGACTACTACATCAGATTCCTTGTGTAGTATTTTTGTTTATAAGAATGCAACAGAGGTTACAAGAACTATGATATCCGGAGATGTTGAACAATTTTTAGAGAAAGATAAAATTGTTGCATCATGGTGTGGTAGATTTGATGATATTAATAAAACACATGAAAGATTAGAATTAATTATAGAATGGTATAATGCATGGACTATAGTTGAGAATAACATATCTTTGTTTATACAACATATGATTGCCAGAAAGAAACAAAGATATCTTGTACCTAAACAACAAATTTTATTCTTAAAAGATCTTGGTTCAAACAATACTGTATATCAAGAGTATGGATGGAAAAATACAGGTACATTATTTAAAAGTCATTTAATATCATATGCAATTGAATTTTTAAGAGAAGTTATTGATGAAGAAACTGATATTAGTGGTGTTGTTACAAATCAAACTTTAGGTGTTGAGAGAATACCTGATGGTATGCTCATAAAAGAAATGCTTGCATATTATCCTGGGCTTAACGTAGATAGATTAGTTGCATTTGGAGCTTTAGTTGCTTTTGTAAAAATACAACAATCAAATAGGGGTTTTTCAAAAAGACGTGAATCAGAAGAGAAATCTTTGGATAATTCAAAAAATTTGTATAAATTAAAGTATAGTCCGTTCAAAAATATTGGACGTACTGGAAACAATACTGGAAATACAATAAAAAGATCAGGCTTCAAAAATTATAAATAAATTAACTAAATTAAATTTAGAATGAAAGTACTTAATGCAATGCAGTTAAAAGCTGGAGCAAGAAAAGAAGAAGGACCTACCTTTTCTAGTTTAACGCAACCTATTCAGTTTTTACCTTATAGTGAAAAAACAGATGATTGGGCTGCATGGAATTTAGATTGGTTAGAACTACAAGGTATAGAGTTTTTAAAACTTAATGCTAGAAGACTTTTAAAAAATTATAAATTAGCTAAAGGGATTATAGATAAAACAGACTATATAGTTGAACCTGATAATGACTATAAAGATTTAATGGATGTTCTAACTAAAGAAAATGATTCAGCTTTAGAACTTAAATTTTATCCCATCATTCCAAATGTAATTAATGTATTAAGTGGAGAATTTTCCAAAAGATATAATAAAGTACAATTTAGAGCTGTTGATGATAGGTCATATAATGAAATGCTTGAAGCAAAAAAGACTCAAGTTGAAGAAGCATTACTTGCAGATGCTGAAAAAAAATTAATAGAAAAAATGATCCAAATGGGAATGGATCCTGCATCTGATGAAGCTAAGCAACAACTTGCTCCTGAAAATATTAAAACATTACCTGAAATAGAAGATTTCTTTAGTAAGTCTTATAGAAGTTCTGTTGAAGAATGGGCTTCACATCAATTAAATGTTGATGAAGAAAGATTTAAAATGCAAGAACTTGAAGAAAGAGGTTTTAGAGATATGCTTATTGCTGATAGAGAGTTCTGGCATTTCCGTATGTTAGAAGATGATTATGATATTGAATTATGGAATCCTGTATTAACATTCTATCAAAAATCTCCAGATCAAAGATATATTTCTGATTCAGCATATGTTGGTAAAATTGATTTAATGACAGTGGCTGATGTTGTAGATAGATATGGATACTTAATGAGTCAACAACAATTAGAATCACTACAAAGAATTTATCCTGCAAGATCTGCACAATATCAAGTTAATGGATATCAAAATGATGGTTCTTATTATGATGCAACAAGATCACATGCTTGGAATACTAATTCACCCGGTTTAGCTTATAGACAATATACAA